TGGTGTTAGTTTATCGTCTGCTGAGTCGCATTTATGTCTTGCCTTAAAGCTTTTTCTAGCTGCATCAGAATAGTTATTACCATAACCCTTGGCACCAAAGTGCAAAAGCTTCTCTTGCCCACCGGAGCAAGCCTTAACCATCATCTTTTTACCTGGTCGGTCTGATGATCGAGGGCTATTGCATTTCATTGTCGCTTTATTTGCCATATTTGCTTCTATAGTCTCTTGATTGTAGTCCTACTTGATGAGGATGCACCTCTTCTTGCTTGGTCTCCTCTACCTTTTCCTCTTGCACCTCTTCAGATACCACAGGTTGCTCGATTACTTCATCCTCTACGACCTCTTGTTTCTTTGACTTAGCCATAATTTTACTTTTTTAAGGTTGCTCTATTTGTTAATTGGTTGTATTTGTAGCTTGATTTTGGTTTTCCTGACGCTTTTGCCGCTCTGTCTACCGCTCTTTCGCTTGCGGTCATCGCATTTCGCTTCATTCCTTTCGCTGTGAGTGTCTTGCCGTCAGGATTCATGTCACCACGCTTAATTAAAATTCCCTTTGCTCGGTCTATGGAACCAACCTGTACTGCAAGCCTATTGACAAGTTGGTTCACCCCCATAAACCTTTGAGTTTCTAGCTTCATACTAGTAGCCTTTCTTCGCAGGCATTGCTTTTTTTGAAGCTCCTTTTGTCATCTTGTTGGTAGCAGGTGTTTTGCCAGCCTTTTTAGCCATTGGAGCCATTTTGTCGCCACCGGCCGCCATTTGCATACGAGAAGATGAAGGTAAATTCGGAGTTGATGCTGTCTTTTTCATGTTATTGATTTTTAAATTGATTCCCTAATGTTGCTAAACCTGCTATTTTTGGAATAGATGCCTGATTACTTCTTTGTCTACCCATCATAGCCTTGATTCTATTATTTTCATTCTGCATCTCAGTGATCATTTTGACCTGCTTATTGCTAAATGTAATATCATTCAGCTTTTTAGCCAAGTCTATACTGCCTGATACTGGCTTTTCTTTAGTTTTTTTATCGTCTGCCATGTGAATATTTTTTTATTTCGGTCAAATATAATAAGTTTTCCTGATTATATTTGTATAAAATTTAATAAAATTTAATAAAATGGCTACACCACCCAGAGATTATCTGAAATATTACAAGGTAATACGTCAGTACTTCAAAGTAAAACACAAAATATCGCAGGCAGAATTAGATGTTTTAATCTTTATGTACTCTGAAGGATACTTTACTAGAGAAAGATTTGCTGATTTTGAGAAAATATTGCCTTGGAGTAAGGAAAGATTTAAAAAAATGTTAGCGGATGGATGGTTTGAAATCTTCAGAAAGAAAGTTCGAGGAAGGGCAGTTATATACCAAATGAGCGACAGAGGGAAGCTTCTCATTGCTGACCTTTACAGAAAGCTAAATGGAGAAGACATCCCTGTACAGAAACCTAATAACCCTATCTTCCTAAAAAGGAAAGCTAAGTACAGCGAGAAGGTCTACAAAGATATGATTGTTGAAATGAATACTTTTAACAAACAACAACGACGTCGGTCTCCCGAATGATTGTATGCTGCTCGTTATTGATGATCATCGTGAATGAGAAGCCCTTGTCGTAGTAGACAACGTCACCCTCTTTTATCACCGACACGTCAGTTCCAGGCTTTACTACCTTGCCCTTTTTGTATCTGAACTGACTGGCATCGTCCCCTGAAAGGATAATTCCGGAATCAGTTTTTATTTCCTCGTCAATTGACGAAACGACTATGTATTTCCCTATTGGTTGCATTGAATTGAATTTTATTTTAATAAAAAAAATGTTACCTCTCCGATTTTTTTGTAGAACTTCAGTGTTCTAAACCATCTCTTATTTTTCTCTGATATGATGCTCATATTGCAGAACGCATAGATTTTTGGGTCGCTCTCTCTGATGCCATTCTCCACTAAGTCCCTCGCAATTGCTTTATGTACACTTGTTGGCTCAGCTCTCCACCAAATGTAGCTATCGAGATTCACTCCGCTATACGCTCTTGGATATGTTATCGCCTTGATGATGCTTACCTTTGCCATATTTGCTCTTAGCACTGCGGATATAGCCATGTATCGCAGTCCCTCTACATCAGTAGAGTCAGGTGTCTCTGACATTAGCATCTTGGCCATCCAGTCAAAATCATTCCATTCAGCCTTTGGTTTTTTATTGATTGGGTAGTCTAATACCACCTGCTCCTTGATAATTTCTTGTACCGGTTCTTCTTTCTGTATTTGTATCTCCTTCTTGTCTTGAACTGGATTTGGAAGGGAGAATGCCGTAATAAATAAGAATAGCAAAATAACATATCTCATGTTGTATTGAATTTAATTAGAAAAAAAAGGGCTGAGTTTCCTCAACCCCTAACACTTTTAAAAACTAAAATCAAATCAATTTATTTATCTCCATAGCCCTGATGAGTCTTGTGATACCGACACCGGCCCCTACTCTTGGAATAAATTTATTTTGTAGGAACTCCTCAAGTTCGTCAATCACTCTGTTGTAGCTAAACAAGTCGAATAACTTCTCAGCGTATTTGCCACCCTCGATGGTGAAAAAATTTGTTCTCATCTGCTCAGGGTCACAGCTACGCTCAGCAGAACCGATTGTTTCTTGACCACAAAGGATTACATCAATTTTCTTTGCTGTTCCGTTATAATGTCTCTCCATATTCCAGAATGGATTGGTGCGCTCCGGGAAGTTCATCAACAGCACTGCGTCAGATACGTCATGGTATAGCTTTGTCTCTGTATCATTCTCAATAATGCTGACACCATACTCATCGCATACGTCCTCATAGTTTCTGATAATAGGTGTTTTGAAGCCAAGATACTCAAGAAGCTCGCCCTCAACTTTTGCCAGCTCGTTCATCGTACCATGGAACTCAAACTCAAACATTGGGAAGATCATGCAGTGGCGACCCTCGATTGGCGCCTCCTCATTGCGATAGCTCGTTGACAAGCAATAGAACCCTTTCTCTTGTGGCTGGGTCAATAGCTCATGCTCAAGCCACATCTGCCCAGTCTGCGGTAGCGGATAGACATTGTGGTTGTAGGTAAACTTAGCAATACTATGCGGATTCTCGCAGGCCGACAATATACTCAGCCTATTTTGCGTATGCACCTCAAGGAGGCCTTTGTTGTCAAAAAACTGTCTGAGCTTTTTTACCACAGTAGTAAATTTGTGTGCATCAATGTGTGGATAAAACGAGGAATGCAAAGAATGTTTCATTTGTTTTAAAATTTTTGTTTTTGTTTAATAATTTCCCTGTTGATATACCATATCGCCTTCTCAAGGTCCTCAACTGCATTTACTTTTTTCCCTGCCCTTGATATGTACTTTACAGCATTGCCAAGACTAAACCCTAGCTCCCATGCCTCAATGACCTTTATGGTCTCATATGGGTTGTCACCCCCTCCGTAGTGAGGGGGATGATTTACCGCCTCAATATTTTTTTCCATGCTTGTATGGTCTTGATGCATTGTACATGAGTTTTGATGTCACATGGAAGTCTATGTCAATACGAAGACCACCACACATATCAAGCAGTCGAATGACAGCGTCAGCTATCTCATCCTCAAAGCTGTCCTTGATATGGTTTTTAAATGCCTGTACAGTATCGTCAGATTCAGCGTAAGCCACTTTGTCGCTATAAGTGCATACTTTCCCTGCCCTATGCGCTTCAAGTGCCTCAGAAAGCTCTGTAACGACAAGCATGAGCGTCTCGCCAATATTACGCTCATTGTCCCAGAATCCTCTGGCCTTATTCCCCTCGTAGATATTTTTAGCTAATACGTTCAGCATTGGTCTTATTGTTTAGCGTTAGAGATCTCAAAGCTCCTACCCATTGTGATGATGGCATTGGTGCTAAGAATTGTTGATGCCACACTTACTGCATTTTGCAGAGCGCTCCTTGTGACCTTTAATGGGTCAACGATACCCATCTTAATGAGGTCCCCGAACTCACCGGTCTTGACATTATACCCGTAGCCGTCAAACACTCTGTCATGCCCCTCAGGAGCAAAGAACTCATACACCGTCTCAAGGTCAAGTCCTACATTTTTAAGTATCTGCTTGATTGGGGCCTGAAGCGCTGCGTCCATGATATGCCATGCCACGTTCAGCTCATGATTTTGAGGGTCTCCCAACAGCTTACTATGGTCAATCTCGAATAGTGCTTTGCCGGCACCTGGAAGGATACCCTCCTCCAAAGCTGACCTTACTGCGCATACTGCATCGTCAACTCGGTCATACAGCTCCTTTTGCTCCAGGTCAGTATTACCCCCGACATATATCACCCCGATACCACCAGTTAGTGAAGCGATACGCTCCAAGATGAAGTCCTTGTCAGCCTTGCGCTTTGCTAACGCATGACCTGCCCATAGCTGCTTAACCCTCTCGTCTACCTGCTCAGCCTTAGCTCTCGCATTTGACTTTAGCAGGATAGTCTTATCAGATGAGACAATGACCTTTGCCGCATGGCCCAGGTCAGCGTAGTTGATGAGCGACAAGTCGTCACCTGTTTTCTCACTGAAGTAGTTAGCCCCAACGCTCACCGCTATGTCTTGCATCAGCTCATGCTGCTTATACCCAAAGTTAGGCGGAGCAATAGCGCAGACCTTGACGTTACCTTTGACGACATTGGCCGCAAGGGTGTTGACCACGTTCACACTGCATGGCGATATGATGAGCAGCTTTTTACCCTCAGTAATGATTGGCTTTAGTATGTTCTCAATCTGCAAGATATTACTTATCTCAATGTCGCATACCAATACCATCACATCCTCAAATACACACTCGTCCTTTTTTTGGTCGTTTATGAACATATTTGACAGATAGCCCCTGTCAATCTTTAGACCCTTAGTGGTCTCAGCATACGTCTCATGGGTCTGACTCTTCTCCACAGTGACAATGCCATCTCTTCCGATGTCCTTATACACCTCAGCGATTATTCGCCCTATCTCCCTGTCATTGTTAGCTGATATTGTCGCCACGTCAACAATCATCTTACTTGTAACCTTCTTAGCCTTTGCTGTCAACTGACTGACCACCTCATTGCACATACTATGCAAATGCCTCAGCACCGCAGTGCGGTTCACGTCAGGCGTAAGCAGCCTGGTTCCCTCAAGGACCATCGCCTCCGTCAGGATAATGCTGGTAGTCGTCCCATCACCTGCACTGGTAGCGGTACGCTCAGCCGCCTCCTTCATCATCCTAACCGCAAGGTTCTCTACCGGATCAAACAGGTCAACAGCCTTGGCAACTGTAACCCCATCCTTTGTAACCGTAATACCATGTGTGTGATGCGGTGACTCAATCAACACCGTATTGCCCCCTGGGCCAAGGGTACTCTTTACTGCATCAGCAATCTTAGTGATGCCATCAATCAACTTGTTGCGCCCTTTCTCTCCAAAGACCAAGTCCTTGGGTGAATAGCCTGTACTGTCAAACATAATAGATTTGATTTAATTTTATAAAATGTTAATCAGAAAAACTAATAGCGCACCTAAGGCATACCCCACTCCTGAAACCATTGCTAATGCAATCCTGTCAGACCAACTCTTTGCCTCAATCTGATAAGCAATAAATGGCAACCCAAGAAAGGGACCAACAAACGCCCAAAAGATCATCGCAATACTCCTGTCAGCTACAGTCGCTATGTACATAGTCGAAGCCACCTCAATGGTGAATGCCGCAAGTGCAACTATAAAATATTTCTTCATGCCACAAAGATAGAACTACTTTTTAAATTACCAAAACCGATTTTATAATTTTCATTTCCTATATTCTATATATATTTTATTATTTAACGCGAATTTATTTTTTAATTTCATTTTGGTTTTTATTTCGACATTTTCGACATTTCTCTTAATAATCAATTATTTATATCAATATAATTGACATTATATTGACATTTTTTATGTCAATAATCGACATAATAATAAATAATAATAAGAAA